ATCTCGTGTTTGTTTCGAATCATATGATCCGAAGATATATTTCAATGAGTTTTGCCAGGAATGGGGAGGTATTGAAACGGATGAGGGATATCAGTACACCGAACGCACTCCCATTTGCGTATTGAATGATGAGGATAAAATAATCTCATTGATTGAACGGTTTGACCATGGATGCCAATTCGAGGAAGGGAGCCGAAATCATTTTGTATTTAAATTGGCGTGTGTACTTTGTGAGTATGGCATCGATAAGTCAACAACTGAACAGTACATATGGACCAAATACTGCCAAGGGACCAGCTTCAACCATGGTGAGATGGTAACATCCATCAATTCGGCATATAAAAAAGCGACATTTTCAACCAAATACTTTGAGGATAAGGATACATTCCATAAGGTCAAACAAAAACTCAAGAGCGGTATCGCAAAGGATGATATCAAGAAACAATTGGGAGTTGCTGATGACATCATTGATGATATCAAAGAGGAGATTGCATCCGGTGATGATGTTTTTTGGATGGTTGACTCGAAAAAAGGAATCCAAATCGAGCCAATCAAATACTCCGAATTCTTGGTGAAAAGTGGATTCAACAAATACTATCCGGAAAATGCGGAAAGGCCTACTTTTGTCCGAGTGAAAGAGAACAAGGTCCGATTGAGCTCAACGGAACAAATCAAAGACTATGTTCTCAACTATCTCCTCGACAAAAATGAGGTTGCGGTGTGGAATTACTGTTCACGATCACCGTATCTCTTCAATGAGAATCACCTCAACATGATTGACTCGATTGATATTTTCATGTTGCAAGATACAAAGAATGCATCATACATCCCATTCAAGAATGGAGTGGTCAAAGTATCCAAGGACCAAGTCAAGGTCATGAGTTACATCGATGTGGATGGATATATTTGGGAAAATCAAATCATCCCACGAGATTTCACATTCATCAAGGAATCAACCAATGACTTTCAAGATTTCGTATCAAAGGTATCAGCGGATGATAAGGAGAGAATCCTTTCCCTTGAGTCAACACTCGGATACCTCATCCATTCATTCAAGGATAAAACGGATCAAAAGGCAATCATATTCAATGACCAAGAAATCGATGACAATCCAAATGGAGGAAGTGGAAAGTCATTGATGTTGGCAGCTCTTGGATATTTCCGGAGAGTAGTCAAGATTGATGGAAAAGCATTCAATCCTGGAAAGAGTGATTTCGTATATCAACGAGTTAACTTGGATTCTCAAATCCTGGCATTTGATGATGTGAAACGCAACTTTGATTTTGAACAATTGTTCTCAATCATCTCGGAAGGAATAACGGTCAACCGAAAAAACAAGGATGAGATATTCATCCCATTTGACCGATCACCGAAGATTGTAATCACAACCAACTATGTGATAAGCGGTGCCGGGAGCTCACATGACCGGAGGAGGCATGAGCTTGAATTCTTTCAATACTTCCATTCGAGAAGATCACCGCTCGATGAGTACGGCCGATTACTATTTGATTCATGGAATGATGATGATTGGATTCGCTTTGATAATTACATGATCAAGAACTTGCAACTATTCCTTGCAAATGGATTGACCAAATCAATCTCAATCAATGCGGATGCGAAGAGATTTATTCAATCAACCTCGAAAGACTTTTATGATTGGACCGAAGAGGGCAACCTTGCACTCAATGTATACCACTACAATAGTGGAGTGATGCAGCAATTCACATCCGAATTCAATGGATGGAAGGACCTTGAATCGAGAAGATTCCTCAAGTGGGTATCCGAGTATGCAAATTATAAAGGATACACCATGACCAAAGGAAGGAATCACAATGGGAGATACTTTGAGTTGAGCATTCCCGGAGCTCCTCCGGTGAAAGACTCGGATGATATATGGGATGAGTTAAACGAAAAAGCAAAAAAGATATGACCAAAGCAAACAAAGAACGCCTCAAGGAACTCGAGAGAGCTCTCACCAGGGCAAAATATCCAAAATTGCCATATGTGGATTCATTCCTCACCAATTGGCAAGATAATAGTGCAAACGCACTCACCAAATCCATATGTGGATTCCTTCAAATGAGTGGATGCCAGGCGGAACGAATCAATACAATGGGAGTATATCGCCAAACGAGGCGAACCGATGGAGTGATCTCCGGTGGAAAATGGACCAAGGGAACCGGCACACCAGGATCCGCGGATATTTCCGCAACCATTCGAGGTCGCTCGGTTAAGATTGAAGTCAAGTATGGGAAGGATCGACAATCCGAAGCTCAAAAGGCATATCAAAAAATGATTGAAGATGCCGGTGGGGTGTACATTATCTCAAGGACTTTTGATGATTTCATTGAATTTTATGATGATTTCATTGCTAATCTAAAATAATTTATTATCTTTAACGAAATTTAACACACACAAAAATGGAAAAGAACACAAAAACAATCGCAACATTGTATCAAAAGTTGCACCTTGCAAAGCAGCAAATCGGAAAGGTAGCAAAAAACGCAACGAATCCACATTTCAAAAAGTCATATGCCGATATCAATGCACTTCTCACCGCGGTTGAGCCAATTCTTTTGGAAAATGGATTGATTTTGTTGCAACCAATCATCGGAAATGATGTGGTAACTCGTATCATTGATATTGATTCGGGAGAGATGGTTGAATCATTTATCACTTTGCCAATTATAACCGATCCACAAAAGGTATTAAGTGCGGTTACCTACTTCCGAAGAGGTACATTGCAATCACTTTTGTCGCTCCAGGCGGTGGATGATGATGGAAGTGGTGCATCAATTGGAGTGGCATCAAAACCAAAGCTCGATAATACACGATTTGAGAAAGCAATCGAATCAATCAATGCCGGAAAATATACAAAGGAACAATTGGTATCTCAATATGAGTTGAGTGAGTTGCAATTAAAAGCATTGGAAGTATGAAATGGCATCCATCTCAAATCGGTAACCTCATGACCAATGGTCGAGGAAAGAATGATATCGGTGCAACCGCAATATCATATATCAAAAAGGTAGCAAAGGAGAATTTCTACGGATACAAAACCGAGCTCAACACAAAGCAAATCATCAAAGGGAAAGAGCAAGAGCAAGATTCAATTGATCTTCTCAACTTGGTGAGATTCACCAACTACATCAAGAATACAATAAGAGTGGAAAATGAATGGTTGACCGGTGAATGCGATATCATCACCGAGAATTCAATCATCGATATCAAAACATCATGGTCATTGGATACATTCCCGGCATTTATTGAAGATGCTTATAATTCTCATTATGAGTGGCAAATGAGAGCATATATGATGTTGTATGATAAACCATCGAGCGAGGTGATCCATTGCATGGTAACAACATCGAATGAGCTCCTCAATGAATGGGAGAATCTATCAATCCATCGAGTGGACCATATTGATCCGGAGAAGAGAATCACCGCATTGTATTTTGAAAGAAATGAGGAGGTTGAGAATCAAATCATCGAGAGATTGAAAAAGTCAACCGATATATATAACGAGTATTATTCACTACTAAATGAAAAGTAAAATGAAAACAAATCAAGAATTAATCAATGACAAATTAAATGAACGCAAATTCAAGAGCCGGATATATTCCACGAGAGAAATATCTCAAATCATTGGATTGCAAAATCATCCGGCAAATAACAACGGATCATTGAAATCAACACTTTCAAATCATCCGGATTGGTCATTTGAATGTGGAAGATCATGGATGTACATTGGCAACAAGAAAACAAACAAAGTGAAAACCAAGCCATCAATTGAGCATCGAAATCAACAACGAAGATCGATATCAATTTTGTGGGGATTAATCAAGATAAGATGAAAAACAAAATCCTCGCAATCATCACATTGATTCTCATCATGGCAATGATATTTTTGGTAGGTACGGCGATCACATCGCAAATATTCAAAGGAACATTTTAAATCAAATACAAATGGAATTATCAGTAACCGGCAAAATCAAAGTGATTGAGCCAACAAAACAAGTAAGTGAGAAATTCTCGGTGAGAGAATTTATTTTAACAATCCCAAATGGAGAGTATCCTCAAGATGTGGCATTTCAATTGTCGCAAGTGAGATGTGCATTCTTGGATAATTATAAACCAGGGATTGACATCACCGTCAAATTCAATTTGAGAGGAAGAGAATACAATGGGAGGTATTATAATACTTTGGATGTATGGGATGTGAAATCAACACCAATGGTCGATGAGAGCTTTGACGATTCACCTTTCTGATTCGGATACAATTCGTGACTTCATCGAGAAAGAGGTGAGGTCACGAGTATCCAAGCGGTACAAACTATCCCATATTGCGGAAGATATGGGAATCACATACCTTCAATTGTGGAGATTCCTCAAGGGATCATCGGTAAATGAGGAATTCTACATCAAATTTTTTAAGTATTATGCGAAATAGGTATTTCATTGCCTATGTTGGCACAAAAAACGAGAATCCGCACATGATCATCACTCGATTTCAAGATGTGTTTGAGGGAATGCGAGTCAACTATGCCATCGTATTAACCATGGAAGATGATGAGGTGTATATCGAGGAGGTTGATCGTGCGGTGTTTATGGATGTACAATGTCAAATGAATTAAATTGAAAAATATGCTTTGGAAATTATTCAAACCTAAAAAGATTATCCATTTCATGATACCGGCTGAATCTGAAAAGAGAGCTTCATTCAAAGAAATATCCGAATCACTTGAGAAAAAACTCGGGAAAGATTATCATGTAATTGTATCATTTGAAGTAAAGGATGCGATTGAAACAAAAATCACCGTATATGAGTAAACAACAACAAACACCCGAGGATATCATCGTGACCAAGGTGGCGATGAAGTATTTTGACCGGTCCGAGGTAGGTATCAAAAAATATGGTACCACATTGGAAAATAATTCCTTACCTTTGATGGAATGGTTGAATCATCTCCAGGAGGAGTTGATGGATGCCACACTTTATATTGAGAAACTAAAACAAGAAATATGAGTTACTTAGCTTCACTCGCACTCGCATGGTTTTTAGTATCATTTGAGCCGATTCAAATGGTGTGGGATAATCTCGCAATGCGAATCAAACCGAATCACTTGGTCAACTACATTCATGCCGGACTTGGTTGTTTCAAGTGCATGAGTTTTTGGTCCACATGGATCATCACCGGTGATTTCATTCAAGCAACTATTGTATCATTCATTGCGTTTATCATTGAGGAATGCTTGAGCAAATTGAAATAATACTAATCGAGGAGATAATCAATGCGAGTGATTTGGTGAGATATTCCAAGAAATCACTCAAGGCACTTTTTCGGGTGTATGATAAGCACAATAAGACCAAAACAACGAATTGCTTTTGCACCTCGAATGACCGGAAAATCATGTACAAACTTTTCACCAATTGGTATGAAGCGAATACTTGATCGGTACATATCAAAACATTACGATGAGGTATTTCGATACACCAGGTATTTTTGTGCAAAGTACAATCCGAGATTGGAGCCGGATTTAGTGATCAACAACGCATATCTCCATTGCTTGACAATCGAAGAGAATACAACCGATGAGAATAAGGTCAAGAGCTATCTCCTCAACTCAATCAAAAAACAAATCATTTGGCAAAATCTCGACACCAATAAACAAGAGCGGTTGATATCAAGTGAGTTGACAATACCGGATGTTCCGGAGGACAATCATGATATCAATTACAAAATACTCATCGAGCAACAATACCAATCATGGAAGTCATGCGTTGATATATACCGCTCGAGATTGACCGACAATGTCAAGATCACCGTACTTGAGGCGTATTTCGATAAGGGATACAACACCGCACGATCAATGGCGAAGTATTTCAATATCACAAACACATCAGCACATTACTTAATAACCGATATAAAACGCGAACTAAAAAAGATAAAACATGAGAATCAAGAGTGAATATAAAGGAAAGACCATCGTCAAATCAACAACGATTGGAAACATAACCGTTGTTATTGACAATATAGATATAAAGAGGTATCAATATTATGTGTCCATTGGACTCGGATATATCTTTGAAGAGGAAAACGAAACAACATCCGCACCGGAGAAATGCATTCAATACGATGGCATTGATCAAGAGGAGGAAGTCAAACCGATTCCAAAAAGAAAACGCAAACCGAAAACAACAACGGAGGAATAATGGGAAGACCACGCAACTTTGAAACACCGGAGGATTTATATGAGCTATTCGAGAAGTATCGAAAGCACGTTAAGGAGAATCCTCGATATCAATACTCATTGAGTAACAAAACCGGAGAGGCGGTACCGATTCCATTGGAGGTGCCATTGACATTGAGTGGATTCAGAGTTTTTTGTCATGATCATTCTTTGGTTGTGCAAGATTATTTTGCAAATACCGGAGGGAGATATTCGGCATTTACGACAATCTGCTCGCGTATAAGCGATGAAATCCGCAATGACCAAATCATGGGAGGTATGGTTGGACAATACAACGCATCCATCACTCAAAGGTTGAACGGACTAACCGAGAAGTCGGATATCACAACCAATGGAAAGGACATCAACGAAATCAAGGTGAACATCATCAAACCGGATGGAGATAAATAGCACCGTAATCTTTGAGAAAAATTATTCAGCTCTCCAGGATAAGGATATACGGTTTATAATTAATGAGGGAGGATCAAGGTCATCAAAGACCTATTCCCTTTGTCAAATGATCATTGTCTACTCATTGCAAAATAGGGGGAAGGTGACTTCTATTATCCGAAAAACTTTCCCGGCATTGAGAGCAACGGTGATGAGGGACTTCCTTGAGATCATGAAGGAAATGGATTTGTATGATGTGAATGCTCACAATAAGAGTGAACACATATACACCTTCCCGAATGGGAGCATCGTTGAATTTTTCTCGGTGGATGATGAGCAAAAGATTCGAGGGAGGAAGAGGGACCTTGCATGGTGTAATGAAGCCAATGAGCTCTTTTATGATGACTTCACTCAACTCAACATGAGGACCGAATGGAAGTTGATCTTTGACTACAATCCAAGTGAATCAACATCATGGTTGTATGATCTACCGAAAGAGGAGAGCATCCTCATCAAGTCAACGTATCGTGACAATCCATTCCTTCCGGATTCCATCCGTAGACAAATCGAGGACCTCAAGAGAACGGATGAAGCATTGTATCAAATCTACGCACTCGGTGAGAAGGCCATCTCCAAATCAAACATATATTCCAATTGGACCTTTGTCAAGCATCGCCCGGCTCGGTTCGTCAACTATGTATATGGATGTGACTTCGGGTATAACCATCCCACCGCACTCATGAGAGTGTATTGGTGCGAGGATGATATATACATTGAGCCGGTGATATATGAGAGCTACCTCACCACAACCAACCTCATCGAGAGGATGGATCAACTCGGTATTGAGAAACACATCACCATTGTGGCGGATTATGCCAGGCCGGAGATCATTGCCGAAATGAACAACGCCGGATACGATGTGCAAAACGCAAACAAGGTTGTCAAGAAAGGAATCGACAACATCAAAACATTTGGTGTATTTTGTGAGGATGATGCGAAAATCAAAAAGGAATACGAAAACTATAAATGGAAAAAGGTTGGGGATTTCATAACCGATGAGCCGGTCAAGCTCTTCGATGATGCGATGGATGCGGTCCGATATGCCGGGACTTATATCCGCAAAGAATACTATACCGATGATTCATACTTTGCGTTCTAAACACTTGGATAATAAATGGCAATATAAGATATGGCAAATGAAAGAATAAAAATATCACAATTAACTCCAAAGGGAGCCAACCTTGCCTCAACCGACTTACTCGAGATATCGGAGTTTGATGGGAGTGGATACGTCACTCGATCAATCACCGGTCAAGAGATCATTGATGGTTCCGGTGGAGTAGCATGGGGAGATATCACCGGAGTGATCACCGACCAAACCGATTTGCAAACCGAATTGGATGGGAAGTTTGATGTACCAACCGGAGATACAACTCAATACTTGGATGGAGCCGGAACACCAACAACATTCCCGGCATTCGCATCAGCGGATAAGATGGTAACGGTTGGGCGTAATTCAACCGGATCCACATTGTATAAAGGAACAATTGTATATATATCCGGGAGCACCGGCAATCGGCCTAACTTTGTCAAAGCTAAAGCTAATTCGGAGGCAACATCGGCCGGAACATTTGGAGTCATTGAGGCGGATATCCCAAACAACTCGGATGGGAATTGCGTAACGATTGGGACCATTGACAATCTCGATACGAGAACATCCGCAACACATCCATTCACCATTGATACATTGGCCGATGGAGATACAATATATCTCTCACCATTGGTTGCCGGATACATTACTAATGTGAAGCCATCCGCACCGTATCACCTGGTGTATATCGGAAAGGTTGTGAGAACATCACCAACTAATGGCACAATCGTGTACCGTATCCAAAATGGATATGAGCTTGATGAGATACATGATGTTGCAATCACATCACCAACGGATGGTCAAATATTGACATATGATTCAACATCATCATTGTGGGTGAATGAAACACCATCGAGTAGCGGTGTTACCGATGTAACCGGTTCGGATCCAATTGTATCAACCGGAGGATCAACTCCCGATATCTCAATAAGACAATCGGGAAGTGCTGATGATGGATACTTGAGCACAGGTGATTGGAATATGTTTAACAACAAACAAGATGCGTTGTCGAGTGGTGTTAATATCAAAACGATTAATTACACCACTCTTTTGACAAGTGGCAACATGAATTTAGTTGCTGGTTTGAGCGGAAATAGTCCAATTAATACTTCTATTTTAACGGGTGGTATTGGTAGCATTTCAATAGACCAATCGAATTCAACAACCGATGGATATTTGAATTCAACCGATTGGAATACATTTAACGGAAAGCAACCTACTTTAGTAAGTGGCACCAACATTAAGACCATCAATGGATCATCGGTGTTGGGTAGTGGGAATTTAACAATCAGCGGTGGGGGAGGATTGCAAGGGGTTCACGCCCTGGGAACTATTCCGGCAGGTTTAAGCTATGGTTATATAGCATCATTAACATCGTTAACGGCAACGGCTTCATTTAATACGAATACAAATGCTATAATTTTAGCTCCATTTATTCCCGCTCGAAATATAACATATACATCATTAAAAATAAATGTAACAACCGCAACGGCATCATGTGCAACAAGAATACTGATTTATTCCGATAGCAGCGGACTTCCTTCTACAAAAATATTTGAATCAACCTCCGTTGATTGTTCGACAATTGGAACAAAAACAATAACTATAACTGGAACTTTGACGGCTGGCACAACTTATTGGATAGGTACGCACGCAAATAATAACTGCATATTGACTGGAATCCCCGTTGGTTCGGCTTTGGTTCTTGGTAGTTTTATAATGACCGGAGCACCTATAAATGCTTGGAATTACGCATACGGATTCGGATCCGCACCAACCACTTTAAACCAAGCACAAAGAACTAATTCATCCGGATCAATACAACTAATACAAATACTACCATAATGACACAAATAAGAGAGGAAATATACGATGACAATGGACTCGTTGAGGTTCGTTTCATCGAAGTGGATGAGCCAACTCAAGAGGAATTGATTTCTCAAAAAGAGGCGGAACTCCTCGCAATGTACAATGAACTGAAAGCACTCAAAGGAGAGTAATGGCACAAACAACAATCGCATCACCTCAAGCATTCTCACCGGCATACAATCAATTGAAATTCATCATTGATTCAACCAATAAGAATCTAACCGGTTTTCGGTACATCTTTGATGTGTACCTTGCCGGGACCGTTACCAAGATAGGACAATACAAAGTAATGCCTCGTATCAATGATGGCTATGGTGAGGAGGATCTTTCAAAGCTCTTGCAATCTCAAGTCACTTGGACATTGAGCACAACGGCAACGGCAACATCCAATGCTCTTGGTTCTTATTATGATTACGATGTGAAGGTTGGTGAGGAATATGTATATGAGTTACCGTACACGAGTAGCTTGAGCAACAACTCCGGGAATGTTCAAATCAATGCAACCAATACCTTTGCCATCGGTGATCAAGTTGTGATCATCCAAGATGATGGTGGAGTGGCGAATCCTCAACTCGATGGATTGCATACGGTCACGAGTGCATCCGGAAGTGCATTCACCGTTAATTCATTATGGGCGGATGTGACAAACATCACCATCAATGGTACGGTGAAATATGCGGACAATCGAAAGGTGATCACTCGCAACATCACAACGTTCTCAAATTATCGAGTATTCAATGGTGCGGTACGTCACATGGATTGGTTGCTTTATAATCAAACCGATTATGTGCTTGATGGAATCACCAAGGAATTTGTGACAAATCAACCGCAATCATTCCATGCAACGATTGGTCAAGATATATGGTTTAATGCCAGGACTCGAAGTGGATCCACATTCGTATTTCAAAATGATGCCGGGGATACATTCACCAAATCAATAAGTGCATTGGGTACATTTACGCAAACCGGAGTGGGACCAAACAACACCGGTACATTGACCGCAACGGTTGGTACATTGCCATTGATCAAACCGAATACAAAGTATTATGATGTGTATTATAATTCATCATTGACGGTTGGACCTCAAGATTCTCAAAAGTACCGCATATACATCGATGATCGTAAACTTATCGAGGAGTATCATTTGTTGTTCCTTGACCGCATGGGATCATGGTCCTCATTTGCATTCCAATTGAAAGCATATGAGAAAGGTGATATCCAACGAGAGATGTACAATAAGAATGTGGATGGATATGTGAGAGCCGGATCATGGACCTATGGTGTTGAGGAATTCGGATTCCATTATTTCAATACCAATGTGATCAAGTCAATGGACCTCAACTCGAATTGGATGGATGAGGGAATGGCTCAATATTATGAGGAGCTCATGACATCACCAATGACTTACCTCAAGATCACCAAATACATGAGCGATGAAACCGGTACCATCTTCGGAATCGAGGAGGAGGAGTGTTCATCTCGCATCCCGGAATCAACAACATATGTTCCGGTCATGGTTACCAACAATGCATATGAGGTTTATAAACAACGAAACAAGAATCTCATCCGCCAATCGGTGAGCGTGCGATTCTCAAATCAAGACAATATAAATGGTTAGAATACAACTCGAGAATGGATACCTTGATGTAAAGGAAGGTACTTCATTCCCCTTGAATTTCTCGGTGGGGGATATTCGTGACTTGAGCAAAAGGAGTGGATCATTCTCAAAGACCATTGTGTTGGTTGGGAATAAGAACAACCATAACTTGCTTGGGCACCATTACGATGTGAACATCGAGGATGGCACATTCAACATCAATACAATCACTCGATGCACCGTATTGCAAAATGACATCCCCATCATGGAAGATGCATCACTTCAATTGGTATCGGTTAACAAAGTACAAATGACCGATGCATATGAGCAAGGCGTTGAATACGAGGTATTGGTCAAGGATAGTCAAGCTGAATTTTATACCGCAATCACAAACAAAGAATTAACCGATTTGGATTTCTCGGATCTCAATCATTTCTTTGGGACCGGTACCATTGTTGACTCATTCGACAATACGGTTGCTGATGGATACAAGTACCTCCTCCCATACAAGAATTCATATCAATACTCGGTGAATGAATTGAAGCCGGCTATATATGCAAAGACTTATTTTGACCGCATATTCTCGAATGCCGGATTCACATATGAATGGGCCGGATTAACCGATGCGAGATTCGATAAGCTACTCATCCCATACAACGGTGATGAGAATAACTTTGATTACAAGGATTACTTGGTTGAGGCCACAAATACATGGACCACATCATATGCTCAACAAGCCGGATTGAATATCACATTCTCGGAAGTTGTTACCGGATGGACCGAGGTAACCGATGTACAAAACATATTCAATCCAACAACCGCACAATATACCACACCATTCACATCAAATCCAATTGCCGGACAACATTATGAATGGAAGTTGACTCTTTCCGGTCAATTGATTCTTGACAATACATATTCACAAACGGCAATCCTTGCTCCATTAGTGAGTGGATCCGCTGCATACAATAGGTATCGAGTATTTGCACGAGTATCCGTTAATGGATACGGCAATGGATATGTATACAGTAATCCGATCACCGTTGATTATCCAAGTGGATCACCGCTTGCAATCGGTAGCAATACCATTCAAGCCATCTCAACAACTTTGGATTTTGGTGCATTCTTTAATTCATCAACCGGAGCTCCGGGAATCACCGCATCGGATATTCAAATCATGAGTATTGGAGTGGAGGTCATTCCAACTCTTGATGCAGCCGGTACCATTCCAAGCAACCTCCTCAATCTTTGGGTTGGGAGCACATCCGGATTCGCAACGGTTGACGTGGTCCTTGACTTATCATCCATCAACCTTCAAATACTTCCATCGGTGAATATCCAAGTGAATGGAGGTACTCAAGATATGAATGACTTTGTGCCACTCAAGATCAAGCAATCGGATTTTGTCAAGTCAATATTTCAAATGTACAATTTGTATGTTGAGGTGGATGAGAATCAACCAAACAAATTGATATTCAAGCATCGAAATGAATTTTATGATTCGGGTGCGGAAAAGAATTGGACATCCAAGTTGATGAAGGATAAGGATCAAAATCTTGAATTTCTTCCGGATGTCACAAACAAGAAACTCAAGCTCACATATAAAGAGGATACCGATTCGGCAAATGAGGTGTACACTCAAATGACCAATGAGATATATGGTCAAATTGAATACACATTTGAGAATGAATATGTGAAGGATACCGATACAAAGGAATTGATATTCTCACCAACACCGATCACCAAAACTCCATTTGAGGCATATGTGCCAATGATAAGTGGTCAAGCACCGAAAACAAACATCCGCATCTTGTATGATGGAGGAGAGCAACCATGCAACCAATGGGATTTGATTCTTGCTGGCACAACCGGATTGTATAACCTCACAACATATCCGGCAATTGGTCACTTTGACAATCCATTGATACCGACATTTGATATCAATTTCGGAACGTGTGACTATTATTTTTACCAGGTACCAACATTGACCGCAAACAATTTGTACAATCTATATTGGAGGAGAACGGTCAACCAAATCAATGTGGGCAAAATGCTCACCGCATATTTCTTTTTGGAGGAGGGAGATATCCAAACATTGAAACTCAATGATAAGATACGCATCGACAATTCATGGTGGAATATCAACAAGATCATTGACTACAATGCAAATGATCAAGTGCCCACAAAGGTTGAATTGATTTCGGTTGATTCGGAGATTGATTTCGCACCATTCAAAACAAAGCCAGGAACACCAACAAGTGGGAACATTGTGAGTGTTGCATTAGCGAGCACCAACAAATCCGCAACAACAAGTAACAATACCGTATTTGAGGGAGCTGATGTTATGATCAAGGGATATGGCAATGCGGTGATGCCGAATGTAAAGGGAATGATCATCGGTGATAATAACACACTCGATCAAGATGGTATCATCACACCTCGCATCAATGGGAAATCAGTTGATACGGTGTTGATTCAATACAACAAGTACGTTGCTAACTTGACTCAAGTGAGTACGGATGATCCAACCGCAATGATATTCGAGAATTCAACCGACAATATCACATGGACACGCACCGCAATCGGTGAGTATCTTGGTACACCATCCACACCATTCGATGTCACAAACACATTTGTCACAATTGGCAATGTATATGAGAGCATCATCACATCCGCATACGTCAACACCGATGGGAATATTGTTGTGAAAACATACCAGGTTGACGGATTGGAATTGGTTGATATTGCTTTGAATAATTCACCAATCGAAATACGAGTATATGAGTAATGAAGTTGAGGTCCCTTTAAAAATAACCGGCATCAATGAGATGAAGGCCGAATTGAGGTCGTTGAAATCGGAAATCGCAAACGCAACCGATCCGGCTCAAATGGCTGCCTTATCAGCTCAAGCCGGTGTATTAAAGGATAAGATACAAGATGCAAATGATGCGGTGAATGTATTCGCATCCGGATCTAAATTCGAACAAGTATCCAACTCACTTGGTGGCATCAAAGATTCAATAATGAATTTGGATTTTGAGGAGGCATCGGAAAAAGCAAAAACATTCAGTACGGTTGTTGGATCACTTGGTAAGGCGGATATATCCAACTCAATCAAGGGCCTTGGAAAAACGGTGATGACATTGGGGAGTACATTCGTTAAGTTAGGAATTCAAATCCTCATGAATCCAATGTTCTTATTGGTTGCCGTAATCACCGCAATCGTGGTGGCAATTGGTGTGTTCCTCAACAAAATCGGTGTACTTGGAAAGGTCATGGATTTTATTATGGCTCCAATCAATGCCGTAATCGATGCATTCAAATGGTTGACCGATACACTCGGATTGACATCATTTGCAGCGGAAGAGAATGCCGAAAGAATCAAGGCAGCGAATGAGGAAATCATTGCATCATCCAAACAAAGAGCCGAAGATCAAGGTGCTGCATACGATTATGAAATCGAGAAGGCAAAGATCAACGGAAAAGATACCACAAAACTTGAGTTGCAAAAATCAAAAGCACTCACCAATGAGGCGAAGTTGAGAAGGAATCGACAAATGATGGAGCTCAAAGCATTGAATGCCATTGCGGATGATTCAAATAAAGAGGAAAGAAAAAAATTAAGGGATTCGATTCGTCAAGAAAATGTCACAATTCGTCAAGGATCTCGTGAAAGGATGTTGATCTTGCAACGTGAAACCGCATCGAAGAGAGAGGAGTATCGTAAGCAAAGAGAGGCAGCCAAAAAGGCAGCGGAAGATGAAGCAAAGGCGGATGCTCAAGCGGCAGCGGATGCAGCAAGAGAGGCAGCGGCAAGATGGAAAGAAAAAAGAGATGCCATCAAAAAAGCAACCGAGGACATTCAAAAAGAAATTGCAACCGCAAATAAATTGCTCACCGATTCAACCAAAACACAACAACAAAAAGAGGTTGATGATGTCAAAGAGAAATATGCTACATTAATCAAAGAGGCGGAAAAATATAAGCAAGATACCGTTGCATTAAAAAAGGCGGAACAACTTGAGATTGACAATATCAACAAGGCAGCAAAAGATGCGGAAGAGGAAAAAGCAAAAGCGGAGGCAGCAAAAATAAAAGAGGAGAATGATAAGAAATTCGCACTCCAGGATCAACAATGGTTGAGAATTCAAGAGTTGAATATTAAGAATGATAATGATGCAGCTGAATATAAAAAACTCCAGGCACAAATTCAATTTGATAATGATACGGCAAATCTTGAGGATACATCGGAGTTGTATATTTCGTTGAAATCTAAACTTCAAAGTGATCTAAATCTAATCGACAAAGAGAATAAAGATAAGGCACTTGAAAAAGAGAAGGAATACAATGCATTGGTGATAAAAGCTCAAGAGGATCTTGCTGCTGCAAAATACGGTGCATTGAAAGGTGGACTTGAGATGATTGGTCAATTGGCCGGTGAGAATAAAAAAGTGGCGAATGCATTGTTCATGGTTGATAAGGCACTCGCAATTGGTGAGGTTGTAATCAATACACAAAAAGAAATCGCATCATATGCTGCCAATCCAACATGGTCATTGATGCCGGATGGAGGTGCATCGATTAAGGTACCAATGATTGCGGCTGCAAAACTAAGAGCAGCAACATCCATCGGAACCATTGTCGCATCATCAATTGGAAAATTCATGGGCGGTGGAGGAGCATCGGTTGGTGGGGGCGGAACAATACCAACCGCATCAACCGGATCCGGAGGAAGTGAATCATCGGTGCAATCATTTGTACCTGGCAATTTATATGGTGGAGGTAATAACGCAAACAACATGACCGGATCCCAAGGAATGGAATCTCAAGGTGGACCAATGGTCGTGCAAGCGGTTGTATCCGAAACGGAGATCACATCGGTACAAAACAAAGTGAATAAGATAATTAAGAATTCAGAATTATGATATCATATCAAGCATTAACCGATGAGATAATCGCATTTTACAACAACCATTTGCAAGTCAAAAAAGTTGGATGCGATTTCAAGGAACAATTGTTCAATTTCGCAACCAAGGATGAGAAGTATCCAATCGTGTACATCGTTCCGGTGGATGCGATACCTCAAGAGAATGTGACCATGTTCACTCTCGAGATATATTGCTTTGACATTATTCAAAAGGATCGTGCAAACATCACAACCATCTTGAGTGATTGCCATCAAATCCTCACCGATTTGTATCTCAATTACACATTGTCATTGACCGATACCGATTTCGATGTGGAAGGATTTCCATCATTTGTACCGCTCAACAATGACTTGCTTGATTATGCTGCCGGATGGCTCATGACCATTACATTCACATTGCCATCATGGACTGATTGCCAAATTCCAAAACAAATTGGAGATTAATTGCAATATAAGTAATGGCATATAAAAACACCGGTGAGTTTAATTATAAGTACGCACTCCGTAGAAGGGTAGCGAACACCTTAAAAAAAGTAATCAAGGATGAGAACTTGATTGATACATGGACATTGTATGATTCGGTGCGTATCAATGCAAAAGTAACTACCGAGGGAAATCTTCGCATTGAGATTCTTGCTGCATATTATTTCGGATTCTTGAATAATGGTACCGCTACAATTGCACCCTTTCACCTGGTTCGAAAATTCAATGATGCACTTGAGCAAAATGGATTGATTGCGGAAATGTATGGAATGTATGTGCAAGATCTCGCACAAAAATTCCCAATCCTCGAGCTCGGAAATTTATTGCGTAAAAAACCGAAAGTGATATACGACTTCCAACCGTTGTTTGGATCATTTAATTACGCACTTGATTACTAAATATCAAGCTCTTTTCTCATTGCGAGGAAGTTAAATATCAACACCAATTTCATATTGATTACATCATCATACTTGGTGATATCACCATTGCACATTGACCAAATCATTTGCTCCCATCCCCATTTGTTGGATGACTTTTTCTTTTCCGCCTCTTTTCTTTCCTCCGGATCATCGATATCCTCAAGATCATCATCCATATCCTCATTCATTAAGTTGTGATGCTTATTAATGAATTGGTCCCGGAACTTAATGTAATCGGTTAACACACCATATACCGATGTGATTGGTTGATCAAGGAATCGATGTGCCAATTGTGATGCCTTTGCGATATTTACTCCCTTGAAAATTGGTTGATCATCAATGAATGTGGATGGTACTTGGTACAATATCGCACATATCTTTGGAAGATTGTCAATATAGTCATTGGTGAAATAGTATTCAAGATCAATGAACTCACCAAGAGTCAACTCATTCATTGGCTTGAGATACATCTCCTCCATTGATGCATCAATCTTGGTCCTGGCAATTGTTTGGGATGCTCTCTTTGATGGCTCGGTGTACAACCATTTCAAATCCTTGAGCCATTCATTCAATTCAAGTATTTCAACATCATCCCAATCATCCGCATATGTATCGGTGAGGATGCACATGATATCAATTTTATGATTGAATGCTCCATCCTCACCTTTTAATTTCCTTAACTCAATGAATTGCTCAAGAGATACTTGATTCCATCCCTTCGGGAGAGTTGGCTTTTGCATACTCTGATATTTTCTCGGTTACGAATACAATAAATGGTACACAAAATTCCGCCTTTTGAGTGCGTAAAAGTTTTGCTTTGTGCTTTAAATGTGCATCATCAAAGTGCTCAACGTTTGAAAGGTCAACACGTTTGAACATCACCGCAAGGATATCACTAATGTAATTGTATGGTTTATGGTTGATGATCTTCTCGATGAGCTTTGTTTCTTTTACCGATAATCTCAATTCGGCCTTGTATTGATATCCATCCAATTCAATCTCAAGTTGTGCCTCTCCCGGAGTGTATGAATTCAAATTGAATTCTTTCACCAACTCAATGAATTGTGAGAATGGATAATCATCCCACATCTTCTCCTCGATTCCAAGGAATTTGAATACGTTCATGTACTTCTCGATGTTGTCAAGCTCCTTATCGTTTAGAATTTGACTGATTTTCTCGAATTGTTCGATGGTCAATTCCTCCATTTTGTTGGGAATTTCCTTTTCAAAAATAGTGATCATATCTTTTTTTTGAACAAATATACAAATAATGCAATATAGTGTATGAATAAAGATATGCCAATTTACAAAATTACGATTGATCCGGAGTATTCGGATGGTGAGGATTTAGGAATTGAACAAATCGCATTCACATCAAAGCCGGCCATTAAGATTCGTGGCCTTGCATTCAATCAAGCTCAAAGAATGATATTCGCTGATGATGTTAAGTATCGCATCACCGCACCGGCAATGATTCCTATGGATATATATCGTAAGGATGATGAGCAAGGTGAATACTATGTACAATTTGATGAGCAAACCATTGCAAAGATTCATGAGAAATTCATGAGTGATCTTCGCAATCGTGACCTTTTCAACCTTGAGCATGATACATCTAAAACGGTACCGGCATATATCCTTGAAACTTGGATCGTGGACCAACCAACACTTGATAAATCATATTCGACATTTGGTATTGAAGTGCCAAAAGGTACGTTGATGGTGACCGCTCAAGTTACCGATCCGGAGTATTATGCCGAATTGGTTGCCAATGATCAAGTTGGATTCTCAATCGAGGGATTCCTTGGATTGAAATTATCGGAACAATTAAACAAATATAAAATGAAGTTACCCGATGGAGAGCACCTAATCGAGGACAAAATCTACATTGTAAAAGATGGAGAAGTTGTTGAGATTAAAGAGGTGGAAAAAGAGCCAAAAGAGGAAGTTGTTGAGGAAGAGATGTCAACCGATGAGGTGAAGATGGAAGATACAACGGTTGAGGAAGATACCACAACTGAAGAGTCAACCACTACCGAGGAGGAAATGGCTATTGATCCAACAATGGATGCTGAAGCAATTGCAGCGATTGTCCTCCCAATCATTGAGGAAAGAGAAAAAGCAATCATTTCGATGATCGCTGATCTTCGCAATCAAATGGAAGAGATATTCGCTGAAGAGCAAAAAGTTGAGGAAGGTCAAACGCAAATGACCGCACTTTCAATGAGTGAAAAATTTGCAAAATTCAAACAATTTAGTAATCAATAAAAAAAAACAAAATGTCTAAAAAATTAAGATTCGATTTAGATGTGGATTCAACGGCTTTATTGGCAGCGAATCCGGAAGCATTCTATTCAAAAGCGTATTTATCAGAGGAAAACCTTGCGGATAACTACCGTTTATTGCCAGGTATCAAATCAAAAACGAAAATTGCAACCGTATTGTTCGGCCAGGTTTTGGCTGCATCTTCATGTGCATTCGAAGCACCAACGGATGATTTGAGTGCGGTTGAATTAGACGTGACGGCTCTTTCAGCTATGGCACAAATTTGTCAATTTGACTTGGAGCAATCATTCGTTGCATTGCAAATGGCAAAAGGATCAAATGGTGATTTCACCGTTGCATCTTTCATGGATTTCTATTGGAATGAAATGGCGAAAGTAATCGGTCAAAATATCGAGTTGCTTCGTTGGCAAGGTGATACAACATCTTTGACTCCATCTTTGGCTTTGGCTGATGGTTATATCAAAGGGTTGTTAGCTGATGCAACTGTGATCGATGTTGCAAACACAACGGTAACTGCATCAAATGTATTGGCTGAATTAGCGAAAGTATTCGCGGCAGCTCCATCCGCAATCATCCGTAAAAAAGCTGATCTTCGTTTATACGTTTCAACAAATGTAGCTAATGCATACGAACTTGCAGCAGCAACCGGAAATACAATGACATATGTGACAACTCCATTGGCGTTGACTTACTTAGGTGTTCAAGTTGTTGTGTGTGAGGGTATGCCAAATGATACGGCGGTACTTACATTGAAAGACAATCTTTTGTATTGCTTCGATGCTGAAGGAGATGACAAAGCGTTGAAAGCAATCAACTTGAGCGATACAGTTGCTGAGCCTTACATCCGTACTCGTGCAAATATGAAAGTTGGATTCCACCACGTTAATGGTGCTGAAATCGTTCTTTACTCATAATATCCTTGAGGGGATGAAACACTCCCCTCTTTTTTTTTAACTGATAAAATTCAACAAAAATGTGCGAAGCATTAGAAACAATCGTCAAATCTTGCGACAACAATAGTGGCGGGATTGAAAAAGTGTGGATTAATCAGCAAGATAATATCGCATCATTCAGTGTACCAACCGGAACTTGGCAAATTGACGCAATCACTTTGGCGTCATTAGCACCGGATTACACTCCATTTGAGATCCGTAGAAATACCGGGAGCTATACCGAAGAGGCAGCAATTGACCTGGTAAATGGATCATCATATGTGACTGCGACAATCACCTTGCTATTCCACCGAAGAGATCAAGACAAATCTCAAGCAATCAAAATCTTGGGAGCTGGTCAACAATACTTGAATGCAATTGTAAAAGACATGAATGGCAAATATTGGTATTTCCCATACTTACAATTGAATACGGTAACTGAAGGATCCGGAACAACTCGTGCTGATGGTTCGAAATATTCCATTTCCTTAATGAGTGAGAATGATTATTTATGTTATGAAATCGAGGAGGCAGCGGTATCCGCGGTTGTTCCGGCATTATAATCTTTTAAATACTTCAAAGAGAGCCATCCAATCCGGGTGGCTTTTTTTATTTGTGAACATTTTAATGCTCATTTGCAATATAAGTAATGATATATATTAACAAAGGAGAGGTAAATTCAATCGTGTTGACATTAAATGAGGTGAGCTCATTGTCATCACCTTACTATTTATTCGTATTTCAAAACGAAATGAATCCAACATCCGATCCAATTTTATTCACAACAACCGATGAGTCACCATATCCGGAAAGATTCAATCTTTTTTATTTGGATGAGCCGGTTGACGTTACACTAATGAAAGGACAATACTCATACTCGGTGTATGAGAGCACAACTCCACCAACTGAAATCGATGATACAACCGGTATTGTGATTGAGGAGGGGAGAATGGTTGTGAGCGGTGCATCGACTTCATCAATATACGATTAATACATGGCGTGGTATAACATATTCAAGGCACAAAAAGAGCAATCATCCGAAGTGGTGGAGGGATATCAATCCTTTTCCACTCCATTCTTAAAAGTATTGGGAGGAAATCTTTCTCTCCCATATGTGAATGGAAGGCACCAAACGAGCGGATGGATCCCATTCGGTGAGGGAAATCTTTTTCCTTCTCTCCTCAACCAATTGGTATACTCATCACCTTTGCATGGTTCCATTGTGGATTATAAAACAAATGCGGTGATCGGTGGAGGGTTTGAACTCAAAACCGAAAACACAACACCAAAAGACTTGCTCGATTTGTATACATTCGAGAAAAAAATTAAGCTAAAGAAAACGGTCCGAATCACAACCGAGCAATTGATTGTCCACAATCGAGTGTACTTTAAATTGTATTTTGATGATAAAATGAAAATGACTCGGGCGGAAAATGTTTCACCGGACAAAGTGAGAAGAGGTCGCAATCACAATGATTACTTCATTTGCGATGATTGGTCATCAAGGATTGACGTATATGAGATAAAAAAATACCATCCAACTTGCACCGATAAATGCCAATTATTTGTATATGAGGTTGAGTGTTTGGGCCAAGATTGGTATCCTCTTCCGAAATACAGTTCCGCATTAAATTTTGCGTTTCTCTCGGGCGAACTGAGTTACTTTGCAAAATCAAATATTCAAAACTCGGTATTCCCTTCATTCGCAATGATGTTCCCAAAAAGGCCACAAAGTGAGGAGGAGAAAAATGTCCTTAGAAACACAATCGACAAGATGAAGGGAGCTCACAATGCTGGTCGTGCTGTCGCATTTTTTTCAAATGGACTTGATCAAATGCCAAAGATTGAAGCTATTCCAACCAATTCGAATGACAAACTTTTTCAAGAGGCATCCGGATTGAACACCGAGCAAATTTGTTTTGCCCACACGATTGATCCAATCCTCATGGGGGTACGCACAACCGGATCACTTGGAAGTGGATCGGATATCAAACAAGCATATGTTATATTTGAAAAGAATGTTGTGATGCCATTGAGAGAGCAAGTGCAAGATATATTCAATGAGATACTTCACATCGCAAAATTAAGCATTGCCGAATTCAAGGTGAACAATTTCCAAATCATCAACGAAACAATTGTTGAGGTGGAGGGAGATGCATCCAAAACTCAAGATGCATTGAATGCCATGAGTCCATTGGTTGCAACCAAGGTACTTGATACCATGACACCGAATGAAGTGAGAGCTCTTGCATCGTTACCTCCAATTGAAGGAGGAGATGTGATTGCGAGTCAACAACCATCAATACCTCAAGCATAATGTTGTATTTTATCACCGAAACATACCTAAAAACCAACACACCAATCACCGCCAATGTGGATGTGACTGATGTATTTCCATATGTAGCTACTCAATCACAATTGAGAGTGATGCCAATTCTTGGTACCGTATTTTACAATCACTTACTTGAGGCGTACAATGACCAAACATTAACACCGGAGGAGGAGTTGTTGGTTGCATTCATTCAACCGGTGATTGCATGGAGATCAGCGGAAGATGCGGTATTCGGTTTGACGTACCAATTGAAAAATAAAGGATTGCAACAACAAAGTGGAGATTATTCTCAACCGGTTACACGATCGGAAGTTGCATTCGGCATGGAGCATTATGCTCAAAAGGCATCATTCTTTGAGATGAGGTTAATCAAGTACCTGGTGAAAAATAAAGAATTGTATCCGATATTTATAAGTCAAGCAAATAGGGATACCGATTTAAGACCTCAAATCGAATGCTTGAGTTGTGTGGGGGATTGTTACATGAGTGGAGAGTGGAGATGCGGATATCCGAAGGATAATGGATACAACAACTCAATCCTTGTTTTATGAGGCAAAATGTTATGATATTATTCGCATCATTTTGGGCGGTTATTTCACCGGTTATGCCGATGATATATATCGCAATGTTAGCCATCGCAATTGATACTTGCTTTGGTATTTGGAGATCAGTAAAAAAAGGCGGTTGGAAAGCATTCAAATCGAGAAGATTGTCCAATACAATAAGCAAATCACTCCTTTATGGAGGTGCAATCATGTTCATATACTTAATTGAAAAGTACATTGCCGGTGATATCATATCGAATTTCATTTCCGTTGAGCTCATAATGACCAAAGTATTCGCATTCTTTTGTGTGATGGTTGAGGTGAAATCAATCAACGAATCATATGAGGATGTGACCGGGAAAAATGTACTTGCTGCATTGCGTAAATTCGTCACGAGGACCAAGCAAGATATTGATGAACTAAGATAATCACCATGAAAAAATTGGATATCCAAGAGATTAAGCAAGTGAGGTTGAAATCCAACCAATACTTTGAGGAATCATCACCAAAATCACAAATATACCTCCACCATACGGCCGGGAATGGCAATGCGGAGGGTGTTTCAAGGTATTGGAATGGGAATGATTCTCGAATCGCAACGGCATTCATCATTGGTGAGAATGGTACCATCGTGCAATGTTTCTCTTCAAAACATTGGGCATGGCACTTGGGCATTGATCAAGAGGATTTTGTTCGTAATGGTGCGAAGTATTCCAATCTCAACAAATTATCGGTTGGAATCGAGGTGTGCAATTGGGGATACCTCAAGAAAAAAGGTGATAAATATTATAACTATGCCGGGGGTGTTGTTAATCCCTCATATGTAACCGAATTGGACCAACCATTCAAGGGATATAAGTATTGGTACAAATATAGTGATGCACAAATCGAATCACTTCGACAATTAGTTGTATATTTATGTGATACTTATAATATCTCAAAGGAATACAATGAGTCAATTTGGGGTATTGATAAGAATGCATTTAAAGGAATCAATGGAATTTTCACACACAACTCGGTGAGAAAGGACAAATCCGATATGTACCCATGCCCCCGAGTGATTGAAATGCTCGAAAACCTATAATAGATGAGAGTTTCGATAATTATTCTGTCGCTAATTTCTACTATATTTGCGACAAGTTGCTCCCTTGAGCACCATCTCAATAAGGCAATAAAAAAAGGATACAAATGTGAGGAGGTATCCGATACGATTCGGATCACTTCGGTTGATTCATTTCCGGTGATTGTGAACAATGAAATTGTTTGGGAGAAATACATCACCGAGAAAGATACCGTTGTAATTTTTAAAAATCACTATATTCCCAAAACCAAATGGGAGAAAAAAATTGAATATAAATTGAAGCGAGATACCATCCGCCAAATTCAAAAGGTGGAGGTCGCTAAATATAAAAGCGAGAAAAAATCAAAAGCAAAAGCAAACATTTGGTTGTTTGTGATTGGATTCGTTCTTGGACTTGTCACCAAATATCTATTGAAATATGCTAATAAAGCACTCTAAAAACATTCACGAGTTGCAACTCACCGGAAAGAATGTTCAAATTGCCATGATGAGTGACCTCCATTGGGACAATCCCAAATGTGATTGGGACCTATTAAAACGTGACTTTGATTATTGCCTTGAGAATGACATCAAGATCATGGTCAATGGTGATTTCTTTTGCTTGATGCAAGGCAAAGGTGATAAGCGAGGTAACAAATCCGACATCCGCCCGGAGCATAACAATGCAAAGTACCTGGATTCAATTGTTGAAACCGCGGTAGAATGGTTCTCACCATATGCACATATCCTTACCGTAATCGGATACGGAAATCATGAAACGGCAATCATCAAATATCAAGAAACCGACATCCTTCAAAGATTTGTTGATCTACTTAATTACAAAAACGGGAGCAATGTGATGACCGGGGGATATGGTGGATGGTTGATCATACGTCAATCATATGATCACAATTCAATAAGTACATCCAAGATCAAATACTTCCATGGATCCGGAGGAGGAGGAGTTGTGACCAAGGGAGCTCTCAACTTGACTCGAGCTCTTGAGATGTATGAGGACTTTGATGTGTTTACAATGGGCCACATTCATGAGAATGCGTGTCGAAATGATGTGAGAGATACGGTTATTCACTCACCGAAGCATGGTTATATGCATTATCACAAAAACATCCACCTCATGCTCACCGGTACATATAAAGAGGAGTACGGTGATGGATCAAAAGGATGGCATATTGAGCGAGGAGCTCCCATCAAACCAACCGGAGGAAGGATATTAAACATTGAATGTCGTATTTTTTCCAATAATGGAATAAGAAAAATGCAAAAAAACATCGACTCAATCAAATTTCCTTTGTAACTTAGTAGACTTTTCATTCATAGTGTGTGTTTAAGGGGGGTATCAGCAATGGTATCCCTTTTTTTTGTACCCATTCGGGTATAAATAATCCAATTTCATATACATTAGTACCTCATCGGGTATATTTTATGGCCAATAAAATAAAGCATTCACAAAATATTTTGTTCAAAAGTGAAAAAAAAGTTAAAAAAGTTTTGCATAAATGAAACCTTTTGTATCTTTGTCCGGTATAACACTTAAAACAACACACATGACAAAACAACAAATGATTGATACAATCAAACAAGAGGAAAGGCAATTGTGGGAGGAGCTCCAAGATATGCTCGAGGCATTTGGAGTTAACGACAAAGCAACCGAATCAGCAACAACACGATGGGCAACCATCTCTTTTTTAATGGATAAACTTGAATTGAAATGAAAACACTAAACGAAACACAAAAGGACATCATCGGAACAATCTTCGCATTGTCCTTATTTTTCACCGTAATCGGTTATTTCACCGTAACGCAACCAAACTATGCGGAAAACGAGAAAGCTCCGCAAATCGAATCTAAGCACGTTCAATCGGAGGTATTGAATGCATATGGAGAGTTATTCACTAAAAAACAAGCACGATGAATTGGAAAAAGGAAGTACAAAGAATTGAATTAGATTTTTCAAACGTGACATTCAATCATTTTTCGGCCAATTATTACATTGGTGAGATTGAATTCTTTGTTGAAATCGAATATGATAAAACGGTGTTTGATCATGAAGATGGCAAATGGGCAATTGACATCGAAATCAAGGAAGGCAAATGGTCCAAGATAGGAGAGGATGAATATCATCCAATGGAATTTGAGCCATCATACAAAGATTGGATGCTTTCAATGGTTGAGCATTGTATGGATGAGCATGAATTCTTGAGTGAATTCACATGGGGAGATGGTGATTTTTTTGACTTTGATGAATGGAGTTTATATGGTATTTAATTTACAAAGGATGATCAAGTTTTGGACAACGAAATCATCAAATGAAGATAAGGGAGGGAGCTTCAACCTTGAGTTGTATCTCCGGATATGTGAAATCAAAATGAATCAAAAGTTATGACACCAAAAGAAAAAGCGGAAGAGTTAGTATTGAAATACTTAAGATTAAAAAGACATAAAATGTTTAATGGATGGTGGCATAAGATGATATCAAAACAATGTGCGTTGATTGCAGTTGATGAAGTTTTAAATCTTGACCTTCATGATGTTGGAGATTATAAAGATTTTGATACACCATCTGAATGGTATATCAGTTATTGGATGGAAGTTAAAAAAGAAATTGAAAAGCTATGAATTACAAATTAACATACACAATCGGAAAAAGAACGGTACAAGAATGGTACTTCCATTCCAAGTCACTTGCTTATTGGATGAAATCGGAGCTCCTAATCAAGGGAGGATACGACATGGGGAAATTTAAAGTGGAGCCGGTATGAAACCATCAACCAAATTACTCGCAATCGTGGGAATCCTTCCGGTCATTGGTGATTTCATCGAGGACATGAATGATGAGAAGATATTCACCAAGGCAATCAAGATGAGAGCCAACCATCTCCTGGAAGAGATACGGAAAAGTGATCAACGACTCATTGGTGATGCCGGTGAGGAGATATGGAATCAACAAATGGATATACAAATGGCATTTCGCCAATGGTTAAAAAACGCAGAAAATGAACAAGAAAGAGAAAATCAAAGCAATTGAAACAATCATAATTCGAGATGGCCTTGATACACCAAATCGATCACAAATATTGACAATGAAAAGGAGATACTTAATGTCAATGCTTCGGTCATTTGACATCCCATTTCATAAAATTGGGGAGATGTTCAATCGAGATCATGCAACCGCAATTCACAACATTCGGCAACATCACAATTCAATTGATGCAAAGGACAAATATTATCTCACCATAATCAAGGAATGCGTTGATGAGCTCGAATCACCTCCGGAGGCAAAATATCAACGGTCATTGCGAAATGATATCCTCCGATGCACATCATACAACCAACTCAAATCAATCAAAAGGAGAGTGTTGAGGGGAGAATATCAAGAATTAATAAATGAGGAGATATGAAAACAATAAACTCATTAAGTGGAGGAAAAACTTCGAGTTACATAGCAGTAAATTATCCAGCTAATTACAATATCTTTTCGCTTGTCCGTACAAATGACATTAATTGCTTATTTCCAGATTCAAGGATTCGTCAAATAGTGAGTGATAAAATAGGAAAAGAATTCATTGGAACTTTGGAGGAGGATGATATCATATATACAATGCTTGATCTTGAACAATTTATTGGAAGTGAAATAGTATGGCTATCAGGTAAAACCTTTGATGAAGTTATTGCAAGTTATAAAATGGCTAATGGAAGTAATTACTTACCTAATCAAATGACACGTTATTGTACAGTTGATATGAAGGTAAAACCAATTGCTCAATGGTGTTATGAAAATACGAATCTTCCAATTGAAATGAGAATCGGATTCAGAGCTAATGAGATGAAACGAGCAAAGACAATGATTGATCGATCTATTGATGGAGTTGAATATTTTAAGTTTAAAATTGGAGAAAAAAATGGTCGTAACAAATGGAAAGAACTTCCATACAGAATGACACGCTTTCCACTAATTGAAGATGGTATTTTTAAAGATACAGTTGAAGAATTTTGGAAAGATAAACCAATTAGATTTGCCTACAAAAATAATTGTGTTGGATGTTTTCATCGTTCTGAGATATTCCTTAAGCATATGAGTCAAAGAGATGAGAACAAATTTCAATGGTTTATTGATATGGAGCAGAAAAACGGATGCACATTCAAAAGCGGAGTTACTTACGAAAAGATAAAAAACCATAAATTACAATTAGATTTATTTGATGAAGATTTCAACGATTGCGATTCCGGATATTGCGGACTGTGACGATGTGACAATGCTCTTATATACCTACTATATAGAAAGAGTCATTTTTTTCAAATGGGCATCGCGTTTTTTTATCGTCACATCGTCACGCTTTTGCTCAAAGTCAATACCACATTAGGATATAGGCGTGACGATAACATTTCAACATCGTCACGAATTGACATTTTTTTCATATATTTGTCACAAATAAACACACAAACACAATGAAAGTATCAGTTTTTAAGAATCTTTTTAGCTCAAAGGACACTCCATATCAGCTCACAATTCATGAAATTTACCAACGTATAAAAGTTGGAAGTCTTGAATTGATTAACAAAATTAACAAAATACGTTCACTCGATAAGAGTGATCCGGAGCATGACCGGTTGAAAGCATCACTCAATGCAATCATGTTCAATGGAATATTCTCGGAACGCAATGACAATTCACTCATTGAGCACTCCGGATTATGCGTTTTAGACTTCGACCAATATCCATCGAGAAAAAAAATGGAAGAGGAGAGAGCTCGATTGATTGATGATCCCCATGTCATGATGGTATTCACATCTCCGGGAGGAAATGGACTCAAGGCGGTGATTAGGATTCCTAAATCGGATAAACTCGAGCACAAAAGGAGATTCACCGCATTCGGGAAATACTTTCAATCCGATTACTTTGATGTAAAGAATTCAAATGTATCTCGTGTTTGTTTCGAATCATATGATCCGAAGATATATTTCAATGAGTTTTGCCAGGAATGGGAAGGAATTGAAACCGATGAGGGATATCAGTACACCGAAAGGACTCCCATTTGCGTATTGAATGATGAGGATAAAATAATATCACTCATTGAACGCTTTGACCATGGATGTCAATTCGAGGAAGGGAGCCGAAATCACTTTGTGTTCAAATTGGCGTGTGTTATGTGCGAATATGGCATCGACAAAGGCACAACCGAGCAATATATTTGGACCAAGTATTGTCAAGGGAGCGGATTCGAGCATGGAGAGATGTTGACATCCATCAATTCGGCCTATAAAAAAGCAAATTTCTCCACAAAATACTTTGAAGATAAGGATACATTTCATAAGGTAAAACAAAAACTCAAGTCGGGAATCGCAAAGGATGATATAAAAAAGCAACTTGGTGTTGCTGATGACATCATTGATGATATTAAGGAGGAGATTGCATCGGGAGATGATGTGTTTTGGATGGTTGACTCAAAGAAAGGAATCCAAATCGAGCCGATTAAATACTCCGAATTCTTGGTCAAAAGTGGATTCAACAAATACTATCCGGAAAATGCGGAAAGACCGACATTTGTCCGAGTGAAAGAGAATAAGGTCCGATTGAGCTCAACGGAACAAATCAAAGACTATGTACTCAACTACCTACTTGACAAGAATGAGGTGGCGGTATGGAACTATTGCTCACGATCACCGTATTTATTCAATGAGAATCACCTCAACATGATTGACTCGATTGATATCCATATGCTTCAAGATACAAAAGATACATCATATATCCCATTCAAGAATGGAGTGGTGAAGGTATCATCCAAGGATGTCAAGGTCATGAGTTACATCGATGTGGATGGATACATATGGGAGAATCAAATCATCCCTCGTGATTTCACATTCATCAAGGATTCAACCAATGACTTTCAAGATTTCGTATCCAAGGTATCAGCGGATGATGAGGAGAGAATCCTTTCCCTTGAGTCAACACTTGGATACCTCATCCATTCATTCAAGGATAAAACCGATCAGAAAGCAATCATCTTCAATGACCAGGAAATCGATGACAATCCAAATGGTGGAAGTGGAAAGTCATTGATGTTGGCAGCACTCGGATATTTCCGGAGAGTAGTCAAGATTGATGGAAAAGCATTCAATCCGGGAAAGAGTGATTTCGTATACCAAAGAGTGAACTTGGATTCTCAGATTCTTGCATTTGATGATGTCAAACGCAACTTTGATTTTGAGCAATTATTCTCAATCATCTCGGAAGGAATAACGGTCAACCGAAAAAATAAGGATGAGATATTCATCCCA